GCCAAGTTTATTTTTCATATAAAAGGTCTTAATAAATCATAAGTAAATAACATTCCAAATATCACCGCCAAACAGATATATAACCAAGATTTTTTATTCACATCGATGGCGCAAAAATATAGTTCAATCGCGACAATCATTAAAATTCCGAATATCATATCATTTCACAAAATTGTCCAGCTGTTCGCTAAATTTTCCCAAAGCGGCGGCAAGCGCTTTGTCGGATTCCGCCCGGGCCATTTCTGACTGGTAAGTATGCTCTAAATGATTGGTCATCGCTTTATTAAATTCAGATTGCCGCGCGTTGGCTTCCGCATTCTGTTTTTTAATAACGCCGACTAAAATTTTTATTCCTATGATAAGGCCGATCATCATTATTGCCGCAAGCCCCATTCCTCCGATGTTTAATAAAAGATTTTCAGTAAAAAACTTCTCCATATCATTTTCGTAAAGTGTTAATCAATCTGCGGATACCACCATAGATCGTGATTGCCGTTCCTACTGCCGCAGAAATTTGCAATACCAGCGTGCCTAGTTGGTCAATCAAGGGGCTTATATCCCCCAAAGGCAGAACAATGCCAAAATAAGCCAGCCCGGTCGCAGTGGTGGCCAAAAAACCTTTAATAAACAAACTATATTTTTCAACATCAACGCTGGAAACTATCGATACCCCTAAAATTTTTGGATGTTTGACCATATTATTCTCCTTCGCATTCGCATTTGCGAAATAAATTAAGAATTAAGACGCTTTCTTTTTTATAAATCTTGCGGTTTCTCTTACGATAGCTCCGACAGAATAGGCAAATACCTCTCCGTGATTTTCTTCTCCTATTATTTCCCAAATATTTTGAACAGCGTGGACTGCTTCGTGAGCAAGCGTTCCAAAGAAATCCGTGTCAGAACTTTTTAATTTAATGTAAAGCAATGGAGGATATCCTTTCCTTGAAAAACTTTTGCCCCTTGTATCATCAGTAAATTCTTTTTCGGGAATTTCCTTGTCTTCAAAATGTTTTCGGGTAAATTTCATCACTTCTTTCGGTTGCCCTACGCAAACTATTACATAATATTCATTATTTAGTATTGGAATTTTTAACCACTCCATAGATGATTAAGAGTTAAATCTTATACCAAACTGTATTCTGTCCAATTTATTTCTTTCCAGTGCCAATTTGCAAAATTTGGCTCATACCCGTCCGCGTCTTTTTCCTCTTGCGGTCTTGCTTCCTCGCATTTTCCGCAAACAGCTATACAATCAGAAAGCATCACATCTCCGCCGCATTTATCGCAAACGGATTTATCACCAAGTCGGCGGTGCAATACTTCATTCTCTATGCGTAAATTCACTGCCGCTTCTGCCGCGCCGTTGTCGCCTTCTTGCTGTAATTTATCAGTATATTCAATTACTCTTTCTGATAATTTTATAAGCTGTGAAAACATCGCCATCACTTTCGTATCTTTTGAATTGACTTTATCCCGCAGAATTTCTAAAAACGGCTTCAAATTATCAGCTTCGTATCTCTCGGACTCTTCGTGGTCAAAGATTTCGTTTTTGGACATATTTGAGTAGTTTAATTCTTAAATCTATACATTTTAATCAATTCTACACATTTTACTTTTTCAATTCTTGAATCTGTAATTGCAAATCATTAACCTGCTTTTCCAATTCAACTATCCGATTTTCATTATTTTGCGACCAGCTCCATAACATCTGAATTGAATGAATAAATTTATCATAGAAATCCTGCACGCCGGCAATGATGTAAGCCAACACACCCGCTTGGTCATAATTCCGCAATTCGCCATTCTGATATACTCCGAGTTTCGGGTCAATCTGTTCTACCACATCGGCAATCAAACCGATGTGAGCCGAGCCATCGGCATTAAGAATAAAATTGACGGGTTGGAATTTCATCAGAGCATCTATCCCGCTTTGCAGGGATTCTATATTGGATTTATATTTTGCCGCAGACACGGTGCACAATCCAGATGCTTTTGAAATATCTCCCGTTGTATTGCTGACACAGACCGTGTACTCGGTAGCGGCGGCAGGAGATAATCCGCTGGCCGCCATAGAGCTGTTAAATTGAACACCTGATGCAAAAGTTGAAGTTCCGGAGCCCCTGATTGTCGTTGTCGCGGTGCCATCGCCTGTCCAAAAGTTGCCTGTTCCAGCCGAGCCACCAATCTGCAAATCTCTATATGGAGCCCAGATGTCGGAATAGAAAGTGGAAGTTGCCGTGCCACGATTGCCGACCGCCAAAGTGGAAGTGGTGGAACCATTACTAAATGCTATTAAATTGGTAAGAGTTGATGATGCAACAGTTAATATGTTGGATGCGATAGATGTTCCGATGCCGACCTTTCCGCTTGAGAATACATTGAAGAAATTACTATCCACGCCGAAGGTTTTTTGGTTGACGGCAGTATATGGATTAGAGGGTGTGACATTTACAAAACCAAGATTGGCGCCCAGTGCTGATAAATTTATATTTCCTCCGCCCGCAGCATTTCTAAGCAGAACGACGCCACCGGACTCACTCAACATTCCATTACCAAAAGCAATAGATGAGCCGGTGATAGTAGTCGTAGTTGAACCGTTGCCCAATGCCGTAACGCCCAAGACGGTTAGTTTACTGCCCGGACTCTCTGTTCCAATTCCCACATTTCCGCCGGTTGTTGCAAAGGTCACGCCATATGGAAAGGTGGAAGTTGATGAGCCGTTGATGGTGGAGGATACCGAGCCATTGCCGACGGTAAGAGGTTCGTCGGTATTCAAAGCGACTGTGGCGGTGAGAGTGCCGAGATAGGCATTTGCCCATTGTAATGTCGGTGATCCGATATTTCGGGTAAGGTTCCCATCCGGCAAGAGATTCCCATTGATAGTTTGAAGATTGGTCGGATTGTAAAGTCGCGCCTCTACAAGTTTCGTAGTCAAGACAAAGGCAATCGCTATCAATCCCGCCCCAAATAAAGATAAATATATTTTTTTCATATTTTTAATTATTTATAAGATAAAATATTTTTCCAGTATTCCCTATTATAATTTGCTCGCTAAACTATGTTTGCAAAAAACATCCGGTCTTGTTTCTTTCTTTCCTTTATTCCAGGGTATTGAACCCTTAACAAAAGTCATACTTATTTTTCTATAATCAAAATCCTTGAACCACTAACGGTGCTCGTCGCCCACACTTGTCCGACAATCAGATTTTCAGGTAGCATCTCATAATGTCCGGCCGGTTTTAATAACACCCCTTTATTCACAGCAACCGTAGTTGATGCGTTTGCTGTTGTCGTAAAATCTTGAAACCAAAGATAGACATCGTTAGCGCTGTCATTTTGAATCAACGCGTATCCGCGGCCATAATTCGTGTCCAAAACCTTAATTGGGAACGTCCCGCCGGTAGATGTGGCGGTAGATGTCAATCCATCTATTAAATTATCAACTGATGTCCCTCCAGCCGGCGCATCGGGTTTAAGATACCTGCCTCCAAGAAACGCCAAGACTATTAAAACGATCGCGATTGCACTAACTACAAATATATGTTTTTTCATATTTTAATTACAATTATTATTAAGAAGATTTTTTATTTTATTCCAATCAAATACCCCTCCTACGTATATTGATTTGCATTTTTGAGATTGAATGCGAACAACATCTTTTATTTCGCTCAACTCCTCCGTGGTTACCTTATCCAAGGCGTTATTATTTATTTTTTTGACTACATCATTTTTTTTGATATTAAATTCAGCAATAGAAACGGTTTTTCCACTTATCGTCATTTGTATTTCCACGGGTTTATTTTTTTCTATCGGCAATTTGACATCGGTATTCTCAACCTCATCGGCTTTAACAAGAATTGTTGTTACTAAAATAATAAATATAGGAATTATCCAAGAAAGTAATTTTTTCATATATTATAAACTTATTTTCTCCGCCCTAAAGCGGAGATTGAAATTTACAATGCGTGTAAATCCTTTTCTACCTGTTCAGCGCTTAACAAAATAACGGCGTTATCTTCCGCCAATTTGATTCTTGTCGTTCCGTTTTCCAATTTCTCTACGGATAAAACGGCTTTCCCAGCCGGTCCGTAAGAATGAGTTATCTTTTTTTTCTTTGGTTCGTTTTTTTCAGAATCAAGAACTAAGACAACATCATTTTTCTTGAATCCAATTTCGGCCAAAGTTTCGCCGCTCTCAACTTTTTGTTCGAGCAATTCTTTTGTGAGCTTGACCTCTTTGACGAATTTATTTTTCAAGTGCGTTTCCAACGCGCCCAATAATTCGTCTTTTGTAAATTTCACATCCTCGTCAATAACCGCGCCCAAAACTTTGAGCTGACGAACGAGTTGTTCTGCGGATAATTTATGAGTATCCATAATAAATATTTAATTCTTAAGAAGGATAGACAAGTGAAAAACTAATCGAATATCGCTCCGAAGTTATCAATGCGCCTCAAGATAGCAGTAATAGTGATCTTGCCACCTGTTCCGGCGGCAACTTGATGAGTATGAGTCTTACAATCAACAACGGAACACTTTGCCACCAAACTCTTTCCGTCTTTCAATACTGCTCTCTGTGTAGAAGAAACGGAACCAGTAATTGTTCCGTTTGCATTGGGAGCAGTCGGTGAGAAGAAATCAAGAGTGCTTGAAGCGGTTAAAGCGTCTACGGCAGTTCGCAATAGTGTGCTTGTGCCGGAAGTTCCAGCGTCAGAGGTTTCAATAGAGAAAAATGTCCCTGATGCCATAGTATAACCATTGGTGGCCACGCTGATATTTTCCACATACCAATCGCCCATTACCGGATTAACGGCAACAGCGCCGGTCGTAGTGGTAACATCGTCCATATCTATTGTCTTTTGGACAATAACAATATCAGTTCTCGTGCCAATGCCAGCTACCTTTTCCGTTACAGGAGGTTCCGCTTGTTTTTGTTCAGCAACTTTGTATTCTAACCAAAGTTTGAATATATCATCTACGGAAGAAGATCCGGTAACGGCTGTCTGGGCTTTAACTACGGCGAAACCGACCACGAAAAGCAGGCATACTGTAAATAATATGCCACCCAAAAGATTTTTTATCTTTTTGTCTTTCATAGTAGTAAGTTTAATAATAATGTTTTTTGAAATGACATTTTTCACAAAGACAAATGCCATTTTTTATATCCCAGAGTGCCTTGCAATTCGACGCTTGTTCAACGGAAGTAATTTTGTTCATTGCGATAATTTTGGAAAAATGAATGATGTGATGCGCGTGAACTCCGTGTCTATCTTTTTTGTGGCATTTCTGGCAAGTCCAATCATCTCTTTCAAAGACGGAAAGTTTCCAATGCAGATATTCGTTAGTCACTTTAATTTGTTCGCGCAATGTTGAAATTCCGCCTTTCCAATGCCAATGATTTTTACCTTTCTTGCTTAATACAATATTACCTTTGTTCAAGTGCGTTTTTTGCCACAAACCTTGACATTTCTTGGAACAAAGTTTTGAGGATAGGTATCTTACAGGATTTCCACAAATGAGACATTTGGGACGGGGATATTTTCTTGCCAATCCTCGACAGGAGATAGAGCAGAATTTACGCTGTCTTTTTGTTTCTTTATTACAAATCAAACAGCGCTTCTTTTCTTTTTCCCAAAACTTTCCAAAACATTGTAATGAACAAAATCTTTTTCCGCGTCTAGTTATAATCTGATTGCAAATTAAACACTTTAAGATATTTTTCATAATTAGTAACGTTAATTATTTTTATAGGCCGGGGAGATTGACGTTACCAATCTCCCCAATTACTTCCGCTAAGAACCTATTTTTGGCTTAATTTACTCTATATTTACTCTATGCTTCGCCCGTTCCTGTGCTCAGGCAGAATCCGCGACCAGAAACGACGCAAATTCCAAAACCCGCGCGAACACCTGTTTCCCAGTTATCCGATCCGTCCATTTTCTTGAACATCGGGATCACATTCGGTTCTTCCCAAATTCCAAGATATGCCGTTACGTATTTGGAAGAACAAAGGCCCCAATAATGACGCTTTGAAGTAGAAACAACGCCAAGCGCGGTCATTGCGACACGAGGCAAGATAACGTGCCTGAAACGATATGCCCAGACATTCTTCACGGCCGGGTTATCGTAATCCGGAGAACCGGTGGAGTGCAAATACTCCTCCGCAATCTTGATATCTTCCTCATCATCGGTCGTCCAAAGAATATCGTAATTGATTCCGATAATCTTCTGACCGAACTGGTCAATGGCGTTCTCAACGGCCATTCTGCGCATCGCGATTAACGCGCCGGAAGAAAGACGGGGGTTATTCGCCAAGATGTTCCGATAAGTATCGGAAGTTCCTCTTACGAGGTGGCCAGAATAAGCCCACGCATATGTATCGCCAGTCGTGGTATCAACCGTTTCTCCGTCCATATCAGAATAGGAAGTGGCGGTTGCGTTTGCAATGCGCATCTGCAAATCCAATTCCATTGAATTGAACGGAAGCTCGACCATACTGGTCAAGGCAGACATTACTTCCGGATATTTGTTTTGTGTTCTTTGTTCGAAGGTAACGCCAACATCTAAGGCAACGCGATAAGACAAAAGGTCTTTCGTATAACCCTGTTGGATTCTCAAGCGTTGAGCTTGGTCGCCTTCCGGTTTTTTACGAGCATATTGCTCGATGTTGATTTCGCTCATTCGGCGGGAATCGCCTGTATTTTGGGCGATTGGTATAACCTGAAAGATACCCGAATTAAAAGCTGACCTATCGGCGCTTTTAATGTTATCTAACCACATTATTTCCACCAATGATGTGAGATCAGCAAGCGTGAGCTTATTGAGTTCTATATGGTTGTATTCATTATTTTCCGCGACATTTCTATAAATTACGAGACAAGCCGACCGAATACATAGAAATTATATATACCATTCTCTACATCATATTTCCGATGGCACCTTACACATAACGATATATAATCTTCTGGGTTTCTACTATATTCGTGGTCTTTGTTTGCCCATTCTATTTTTCCCTTTTCTGTTCCGCAATGCTCACATTTTTTTGCCTTACCTTTCTGTCTTTGAATCTTTGCGTGAATTGCGAAATAACTTGCTTTGTCGCCTTTCCACGCATAATTGTTTTTGCCAGAGATTTTATTTATCAACGATTGCGGTCTTTTTCCAGTATTTTTTCCTCGTCTATTTTGACTTATAAGCTCTTTGGTTTTAATAGAATGCTTAAATCCCATTTTTGGCATAATTAGTTGAGTTAATTATTATATGGGCCGGGGCCAGCGACTCAACCGCCAACCCCGATTACTTCCGCTAAGAACCCAGTTTGTCTCTAAATTTATAGAAATGTCGAGTTAGTTTTGAATAAGTTAATAATTAGTGGTTAGGCTACATCGATTGAGCCAAAATCTAACAAGAATCTGCAGCGACCTCTTGTTGCAGACAAATACTTCGTGATAACTGCGTGCGCGGCGCCATCGGTTCCGGCCGTATCAACGGCTAAGCCGAGATAATCGCTGAATTTTACAGCCTTACCTTCATCGGCCTGCGTTAAAGTTCCCGCGCTTACCTTGAATTCGCATTCAGAATCCCTGCGAAGCGGAACAGCTACGACTTTCAATTTTGCGCTGGTAGCATAATCGGAATCAGTTGATGTGATCTTTTCCATTATGATACCGGCAAAATTTTGAGTTGATGCCGTGCAAACGGTATGAGTACCGTCTTGAACGTTATAAATTGCACCGCCGGCAAGCATCTCAACGCTTGCGATAATAGGAAGTTTTGTGAGCTTCCAAGCGCCAGTTTTGAACAACGGATTGAAATATAGGTTCAATGTTTCATTGTCTCCCATATATTTAGTTTATAAATTATGAAATGTGCGTCCGGTTATTTTATTGACTAAATAAAAACCGAACGACTGCGCATCCGGCTTTTTTTACAACGGGTTGCCTGCCCGTGAGGAATGTGATTTTTTGTATCAAGGGGTTTATTCCCCTGAATAGATTGTTTCACTTTCACAAGTGAGAAAGTTCCCGGGCCGGGAAAGGAGGTTAACCGGCCCGGAATTTTCCAGCTTGTCTATCCAATTACAATTATAGCATATTATCTTCCGCGCTGCACTTTTCTGTGTTGCAGATCAGTTTGGAGAATTTTATTATTCTCTTTGGCCTTGTCAAGTTCCTCTTTCGCGGCCTTATCGGATACATCGCGGATGTCTTGCAGAGTTATCTCATAATGACCCTTTCCCCACAAGAGCATTTGTGCGAGATTATAGTCATTATTAACCTTGTTTTGAATGAAGGCCAAAAGCGTCTCAACTTCCTTGTGGCGCAACCGATAAACTTTGGTAAATAAATTTACCAAATCGTTCGCAACTGTGGATAACTTCCACGCTTGAAAGTCCTCGTCCGCGTTCCGGCCATCCAAACCTTCCACCTTTACTGGTTCATTGAACACCATTTTTTCCACCAAAATTTTAGGAAGAAGATAAACGGTCTGGTCTTTCAAAACGATTTTTACTTCGTCTTCGCTCACATCCTCCAAGGTATGAATTTTCTCTGTGCCTAAATATTTACTCATATCAATTGCAAAATTTTATATCGAGTTTGAACTTTTTGCCATCTTGAGCGACCAACTTCAAGATACGCGTGCCGTCAGAGGCAAGTTCTTCGCCGTCGTAGAGAACATCTATCATAATCTGTTCTGTCTGCCATTTCTTGTAATCAACCTCTTTCCGGCTGTCATCTTCAAAAATAAGTTCTGTGGTGAGCCGTTCGACCCACATCTTATTTTCCTGTTGATAAATGACATTCTGTTTCATTGATGTCCACCCGACGACAACCTTGCCTTCAAAAGTTGAAAGGCGATATTTTTTCTTGCTGTCTTTGCCGTCTTTTTGCTTGTCGTCCCATATCTGTTGCCGGGATCTGTCAGCAATAAATTTAACTTGGGTTTCAAGGATTTGTCTTTCCTCGCGTTCTGATTTGATGGCATCAACCAAACTATTTAATCCGGTCGTCAATGACTCCACGCCTTTTGTTAAATTATCAACCTTAGTTTCAAGAGCCACTTCCGGCGTTTTTGGTTCTTTGGGCTTTTTATCATCAGCGCCCTCGCCGACTTTATTGTCTTTTGACATATTATTGAGTAAGTTCCTTCTCCGGGTTTTTGGTCTTGAACCTATAACCCATTGATTTTAATTGTGAAATTGATTTTTCCTTTTCGACTTTTGTTGTTCTTTCCGGGCCGCTGCCGGGTGCCGGACTATTTATTTTATGCATAGGATCTCCACCTGCCGCATTTCTTTCCTTATCAGCCAAATAAACGGCATCTACCATCAGTTTTTCCATTTCTTCTTCGTCCGCAATTACCTTGCCGCCCTTTAAGCGATTGTATTGTTCTTCAATCACATTCGCGCGATTGGCATCGCCATTTGAGGCCTTAGAAACCAAAGAGAGGCGCTTTTTCTCCACCTTTTGAGCTTCTTTCTCCTCATAAACCGCTTCCGGGTCTTTTGGCGTAGGGTCGGGATTCTTTTCCTCTTTTTTCGTAATCGTTCCATCGGCCTTTAATTCGAATCCCAAAGTTTCGAGATTCTTTTTTGCGTTTCCCAAGAGAGCATCGTGGTTTTTAATTATCTCTCTTGCGTCTTTCCAATTAGGGTCCGCGCCCTCTTGGAGTTCTTTTATTTTTGCAGAGAGTTGAGTAATATTCTCCACTCCCTCTAAGGGCAAATCCACTTTATTGCCCTCATTGTCTAAAATTTCCATAGACATTATTTTAATTCCCCTATAAACCTGCGGTCCGAATTGATCAAGCCCGGACGCTGGCTGATGGTTGTCGGGGTTAAAACAAGCCGTCATTGGCCGATTGGATGATGTTCATCTATCGGCTTTTTTGGTTTTTGTTCGTTTTCGTAGATGTTCGACAACATCTCGAAGCGTTGTTTAATCGCAAGAACAAAAATCAAAAGTTGGCGTAGCATCTTGTTCGTCTCTCCGGAATCAGAAATTAAAACAATCTGTCGTTGGATGTCTTTAATAAACAAATTCGTTTCGTTATGGAATGCTTTTGAACGATGAATAATATTTGATTCCGATAAATGCGATTGCCTATCCGATTTTGGAAGCGCGTTGAAATTGAAACGAAGCGGCACAATGTCGCCGTTTTTATCCCATTCCAACAGCAATTCAGAATAATTGAGTTCCGGCAACCTTGATTTCAGCATTAAAAATGGGTTGTTTTCCCATTCCTTGTATTTTGCAAGTTGGTCTTGCAACTCTGTTTTTTCTTTGAGCATCCCCGTGCATTTCGCTATAAGCGCCGAATGTCTGGCGCGCAATCCTCGCAACTCAAATAATTTACTAATCCACATCATAGATGTTATAATATAATCAATTAACCATCACATATATAATCCCGTTTAGTAGATAATTTCGTGATGGTTATTATCTAACAAGCGGGATTTTATGTTTATTTTATGCCATTTCAAATTAGTTTATGCTGTTCTATTTGGTATCATAGACGATGTATCCATTGCCGATTTCATTGGCATTTTCTTGCCCGGGCCAGCGCCCGCCATTTCCGGCGGCGGAAGCATCTGCATCGGGACATTATAAAGTTTCCGCGCGTCAAGATTAACGCGTTTGGCAAATTCCTGCGTTACATAATCGCCATTAACCGGAATACCAACGGCCGCGCCGAGTTCAATAGCATCGGACACATCTTTCTTAAATATCTCTCTTTCAAGAATAGATGAGCGTTTTTCTGTGATGATGACGTTGATATAAAAAAGATAAGGAATAGAACGAAGTTTTGTAATATCGATAAAGCTGTATGCTTTCGGTCGGCCTTCGGCGCGGCTTTTTTCTTCCAATTCCAAAACCTGCTCATTTTCATTTTCTGTGAGTTGCCTATCAACGAATTGGATTATTTCAGTTCCTACTTTGCCGTCAAAGAGTTCCACATCCGGAATGCTGTAATTGCGATAAGTCAGTTCTGATTCGCCTTTTTCGCTACCATATCTCCGGTCCGTGGGAGTTGTGTAATTTGAGAGGATATTATAAAGCCGCAAATAGTCGCAGTTTCGCACCATTCGGATGTAGGCGGTGAGCGATACGCCGAGATTGATTAGGGCCTGCTTCATTTGTTGCGCGACCTCGTGCGCGGTTTGCTGGCGTTCTCCGGTAATGCCTTGCAGAATCTCCGGCACATTGATAAATCGCTCAATCTCTTTTTCAATCATCTCGCTCATTATTTGGTCGCCCTGATTGATACCGCGATTATCAAGTAAGTCATCAATCTGATTTTTGTTTATTCCGTAGGTTATGGCCGATGGAAGCCACATATCTTTGGATAAAATCGCCTTAGCTTGCGTAACGATTGGGTGGAATATGTCTTGACGGCGCTTCAAAATCATCAACCGAAAATCCTCGTCTTTTAATGCTTGAAGCGTTGCCACCATTGAGATAAGAGGCCTGCGATAAGCAAATTTAGGGTTGATTTCTTTCCCGCCCTCCATCGTCATATCATAAACTTTGAACTTGTTGCCAATTCCGATATAGGGACAACCAACCGGAAGCATATTTACGCCATTCAAATAAACCTGCATTTCGTCGCCAAATACCGATTTATAAACTATCTCCTCCACCTCGTCATTAGCTAACTTTTGAGTAAAGCGCCAGTTAGAGGTTTCAAATTTGGAATCCATCTCCTCGTGCTTTACAGCGCCCGGGATAACATTATTCCATCGTGGCGACTGGCCATAGATAGTTTTTGCTTCCGTATAACCTCTTATTCGATAAGTGATAATGTAGGGTTGAAGCTGAAAAAGTCGCATTGGAATACGAATATCGGCCAAGAATACCTGATCGGCCGTCCATAATACCTTTCTCGCATCGCATTTGCGCATCCATTTCTTCTCCTCAAATTCCGGTATTTCAAAATTCCATAGATCATCCCAATTTCTTTTGGTCAATACTCGGTCGTAATACCACAAATCCTGATTTGTTTCCTGTAAAAAAACAGCCGGCATAGATAAGATTTCTCTTAAAGCCGACTCGTTAATGTCTTCATCTCTCTCGATTTGTTTTGTCCGCTTGACCGCGTTGCCAAGCTTCCGGCCTAATTCATAGTCCTCAATATCAAATTCATTGAACGCTTTTATCTCTGTTTCCAAATTCTGATTAAAAACAGAATTAAAAACGCTATCGAGTTTGCCCTCGGCCGTGCCGGTAACGACGCGCACCTCGCCGTCATTCAAAATGGGAGTGATAAATGAGTTGCGAACCTTGCGATTGATTTCCATCTGTTGCAGCAAAGACCGGCCGTCAAACTCATCAAGGGGCATATTTTGTTGCTCCCACGCATTGACAAGGCAACCATAAACACGAGTAGCCTGTTCCTGCTCGTCTTTTGAGTATTTGAGTTGTTTTTTTTCCAGCTTTTCGGTTTCTACCTTCTCAAGTTGGGATTCGAGTTTTGGCATAGTGTCTTAGTTGACAAGCTGGACACTATGAGAATAAAGAACCGTTTGGCTTTTGCCGATGCTCCGTTGCCTTTTCTCACAACCTAACCACGCATTCCGCAGTCGTAACCGCAATATCCTCTATAAAACACTATATCACACGAAATTTGTCTCCGCTATCCGGACCAGCTCCTCCAACGACAGTCCGAATATTTTCCAAAGTTTTGTCAATACCTCGGCGCTCGCGCTCATTTCTCTCGGCCTCTACAATATGCGGCGGCTTTGACACTGGCGCGGATACGCTTGTTGATTGCACCTGCGTTTTCACGATATTTGATTCCGGCTCATTATCAGCAAAGTATTCTACGGCCGTGCGAAAATGACTTGAGTTTTTTATTACCACTCCTTCGGCAACAAAATTATGAAGTTCCGGCACCATTATATCGTAAGTGTCCTGTCTTTCAGCTAAAAACTTAATGTATCTAACCTTATGATTTTTCGCGCACTTACGACATCTTTTAGATTTTCTTGTAATCTCTAAACAGCATATCTCACAAAAACGCGCGTGTCTTTGCTCGTAATTTTTACTCGCTACCGTTCTTATCTCTGCGTATTTTGGGTCGCGTTTTATCCGTTCTTCGGGCGAATTTCTTTGTTTCCACGCGTCTTTTGAGCATTCTTTTGAACAATAAAGCGTCTTATGTGAACCGCGATACTCCTCTCCGCAATACCCGCAGATTTTATAAATTAATGAGTGGTCATAAAATTCTCTGCTATAATCGGTGCGGTCAATTTCTTCTCTTGACGCGTGATCGTTAATTCCCTTAAAACTCTTATAACAATGTTCGTTGAGTTTTAATTTCTGCAAATTTTCAGGCAAATTATTAAAATGGTCGCCGTCAATATGATCAATTACATAATCGCTTTCCGTATATCCGTTAAATCTATTAAAAACGTATTGGTGTTCTCTGGCGAATGAGCCATTATTCAAATCTATTTTAATATATCCGCTGTCATTTAGTTCATAAAACGGCATTAAACTGTCTGCGACTTTTAATGCACGCGCTTCACGATATTCTCCATTCCGCAACATAAACTTATGGTCTGGCGTGCATTTGATACTTCTGCCATTATCCAATCCTACTTCAACCAATTCAGCATTTAGACGCGTTTTACCGCTTTTTGCAACTTTGCCAATATCCAATATCTTTCGATCTTGATTATAGCCCCAGACATACTCGCCGACTTGTATGTCTTTTATCTCTTTCCATCCATTGAGAGTTCTAATTTTTGTTTCGCCAACAAGGCACCAATCATGAATCGGCAGATTTGCCTCGTGCTGTGATTGGCTTCCCTCTCTTGATTCCGGAAACTTGGCGTTACGTAGCGCAGACAATACCGGCTCGCACCATTTCTCGTTTATCGTCAACCGGCGAAATAAAAGATTCGTCTTGTTGCGCAAATCCAGCCACTCTCTACCGCCCCACGGCTGGCTCTGAACATAAATGCTGTGTTTTTGATACAAATGGTCGCGAACGCTCTCTTTCGTGATTAAATTGCGTTTCTTGACATCCGGATCGCCGAAATGTGTTGCCTCTTTGCTCCAATTCTTATGCCGGGCGATAATATCAAGCTCAGCTTCTGAATAATTAAATAGTCCGCTTCCGACATTTCCTTTAACAAACGGCACATAATAATCAATTTCTTTGTTCTCATTGGAATAGCAATCAAGCATACAGACCTGATTTGTGGCGAAGTTCTTTAACCACCAAATCATTGCCACCGAATCCAGTCCAAAATCCCACGACACAAACAGCGCCAATTCGGGATTGTATTCCATTTCCGGCACAACATCAGCGTGTCTTAATGAAATTGCATAAACCTTGCCTTTGGTCGTGCCTTCAAATGATTTCAGAACCTCCCGGGCAAATTCTTCTTCCGACTTGGTCTCTTTTGCCTCCTTTAACCACGCATCATTGCGGCGCGGGTCATCGCGCCAATCAAACTCAAACTTTATAACGCGCCCGGCTTGTCCGATTAACAGCTTATAAGCGTGCGAATCTTTGCCTGCTGGCGGCGGAGTTGTGATTGCCAAACGAAAGTTAGTTGCCTCACCCGCGGACTCCCACGAGGCACGCGCCCATTCCCAAGCTCCAAACTCATCAAAAATAGTGATTGACTTCCTGCCGCCTCTTCCAAAGTTAGGATTTGCTGTTTCTCCCACGATTGTGTTGCCGGAGGTGTCTTTGCGCCGGTAAATCATTGAGGCGCGTTCTTGCGGCTCGATCATCCAAGCTGGGAGTTTGTCAAAAAGATAATCAAGTTTGTAAAATAAACAGTCCGGCTCGCCTTTCAAATCAATGAAGTCCTCTTTGCGCGAACCAACCCGGGCCGTGAAATTATCAAAAAGGTAATGCCAGCCTACCCAAGACATCGTAACGACTGACGCGCCAATGCCGCGCGGCTTATCTACATAGCCGTTTATTCTCTCTCCCCTTGAAGACCGTTGAAGCAACCATTCCAGCCATTCTACATATTGAATCTGTTTTGGCCATAGAATAAGCGGCTTATGCGGAACTCCGCCCTCGCGCGGGTCGTAAGTCCAACCGAAAGCATTGCAGAAATAAATAAAAGCGTTGACTGTCTGTTCGGCGCACTTCGAGCGAATCAATGCTTGCGCTTCCAAATTGTCCCGCGCAAATTCCAATACTTGAATGCGCCAATTCTTATTTGCTTCTATGTCTTTTGGTGGATGAAGAAAGTCTATGCTTGGCATATTTGAGCTTATTTCATAATTTTGCGACGCTACAATCCGCGATTTAAGAAAACAGATGATAAATGATACCACCCAAAAGCTCTGTAAGATTTCGTAAAAGCGCAGATACGCCCCAACCAACAATAAAGAGGACTAAACAACCAAGCATCAACTGGTAAAATCTGCGATCCACACCTGTCGCAATTTATTATTTTCATAATTATTCTCTTGTCGTTAATTCTTGCAGCCGGGCATCTCTCTGCTCCGGCGTGAGCTTTGAAACATCTGTCGTTATCTTTTCGCCTTTTGTGGTGTGGTCAAGATGTTTTTCATCTTTCCAGCCATAATTGTTTTTGAGGTTGAAAATGACCATTGCCGGACTTAATTTCTGGCGCAATCCACCAACGTTAACCCTGCTCTCTAAAATACTATCAATTTGCTTTATAGTATCCGAAATCTTTTTATTTTTTGAGAAATCGTTTGCCCATACACTATAAACTTGACGCGGATATGACCGGCTTTCAAAAACCTCTCCAATGTAAATAATCTTGGGATTGTCCCTAATTTCTTTCAAAATACTTTGCAATTCTTTTTTTACGAATTGAGCCGTATAAGTTGTGGGCTTGGTAATCATTTTATTTCAGCTATAAATTTTCTTGTAATAACCAAATATCTGATAGGCAAATGAAACTTCGCAATTGTTCTATATTATCCACAGATTTTAATAATAAAGATAATTTATGTTATTTTTGTGCTTATTTCGCCTCTTGACAATAGTTCTCAAATGCGATATAATATAAGCAGAACATTGAATTAACCGAGTTCGTAATCCTATGCGACGGACTCAAAATAATATGACAAGCTATTCTTATAATGGCATTCGTATCTACAATAGAGCGGAGGCCAAGAGGATTATAAAGTGGCAGTTCATTATTCTCGTTTGCATAGCTCTTTCCGCGGTCTTCTCTGGGCTTATCGTGCAAGAGGCCTTTTATCGGGTCTTTGAAAATGCTCATTACAATCAATATATTTTGAAAGAAGCGGATCGGGCGTATCAATCAAGATTTGAACCGGCGCTTTCATCTCTTGCGGTTTATAATCAGAAATCCAAGATTCAGGTTATTGCCGGGCTGTGCCGCGAATATAAATTAAGTATTGCGCGCTGCACAAAAGATTTGCTGGCTATCGGAATCGTTGAAAGCAACTTTAATGATAATGCGGTCAACAGAAACACTAATGGCACAATGGACGGAGGAACCTTTCAGATCAATAGCATTCACAATTTCTCTGCCTATGGAAATTTTACGGAGGAAACGCGCTGGACGATTGAAAATCTTTTAAGGAACGGGTATTTGGAAAATAGAATGAGAGCTGTCGGCCGGCACCATTCATTCACCCGCAATCTGCAACTTGCTTATCTCGTTAAAATCAGATTGGCTTTCAAGATATTGGAGTAATCCTCGGAGGGGCTAAAAAGTCCCTCTTTTTTATTCCGGAAATATAGTGCCACTTGTTTTAACGGAACGCCTTACGGTATTCCAACACAGGAGGACTTACTTATATTTTGTGGCGGGGGCCGGAGTCGAACCGGCATCCGCGGTTTATGAGACCGCCGAGTAAACCGCTACTCTACCCCGCTATAATAATTTCAGCTGGGAGGAGTAGGGGAACAAAGAAAAACCTACATCCTCCAAAAAATGAGTTTCCATCCCGAGAAACTCTTGGGGACCCCCGGCTGAAATTATTAAAAAAATCTTGTGCCTATATAAAAACTAAATAATGGCTCACTGCCTCCGCGTCTCGGATCAAAAGCAATACTAAAATGTATTCCGCAACTTCTTAAAGGAAAAAAACTAATGGTAAAATAATAAAATCCACTTGCATATTTAATTGCTTCCGGAGTCCCGTGGAATTTTTGAAAAAAAGGAGTTATCTTAAATCCAATAACCGCATCGCTCTTTGCTTCTCCCTCTTTAATTTTTTTGATAAATGGTCTCATATTAAAATATCTCTTGTCCGGCCGTATTTTCCAACGGATGGCCGTATTCAAATGGCCTGTCCGGCATTTTTGCATATTCCTCCACGCGCGCAGCGGCCCGGTCATTAACAATCTCCTTATACTTTTTTTCGCTTATCTCAAATCCGCAGGAGTTGTGCCGCATTTTTCCATTAACAACCGTGAGGTTGAATAAAAAATTATCATTACATTTAGGGCAATTTGGACACCGGTTGTCTAAAAGCAGTTTCCAATCCATAATTTTACTTTTTATCGTAAAATAAATCTTCAAATTTAACATCAAGCGCCTTGCAGATCTTGGAGGCTGAGGATATTGTAATATCAAGCCGTTCCCCTGTGGATAAAAAATAGATAGCCGATTTTGACACACCGCTAATTTGAGCCAATTTATACTGGCTCATTTTCTTTTCTTTCAACACTTTTTTGAGATGATTTTTCATAGCTAATACTTTTTTTCTTTACGAACCTCATTATTTTCAACTCGCTTTATCCAATGGGCATAAATGGTTTTTTCAGTTTTTCATAGCTATATTATATCATACTTTTCAATTCTAAACTAATTCTGGTCTTTTTGGTAGTCATAAACTCCGTCCGTAGCCAAAAGGTCTTTCAAGTCCGGCAAGTCATTTATTGTTATCTTGTCGCTTTGTTCGACCACCTCATTAGTAAATTGGCTGAATAATTAAAATTGCAACCGAAAAAATCAATAAAATCGTTATACCCCACGCAACTCCGCGCGCAAATTCGTCTTTTAACAATTCTTTCGCTTCTTCAAGTATTTCGGGATTCGGATTATAAACTTTCAAAAGATGATACATTTTTTCTTTGGTATTCATAAAAGTATTTTTTGCGATAATCGCTTTTTAATAATTTTTATATTTTCTTTGTTTATATCGCCGCAAATAATTATATCTGTCTTTATCATAATCCCAAATCTTTCATTTTTTGATAAAGCTCCGGCGCATATCCCGATATTTTTTCTTTTTCAAAAAGGCGGCACAATTCCTCCCAATTTTCTGCAATGGCTTTCCATTTTTCACCAACAACTTTATTTTTGAAAAGCGCCACGCCATCGGGAAGATAATTTATAAGCAAATAGCATCGCCGAAAATCATCAGGGTCGGACGGCGTGTCAAGTCGAAAGTTTGTTGTGCTACCCAACATCATACCGGCAAGGCATAATGACGATGTGCCGTGTTCGCCGTTTAATAACCATTCGGCAAGAGCTTTTAATTGATGGGTGGTCATAGTTATTTGATTATTTTAATTTCAACTTTTTTAACCTGTTGATAATGTTTTTTTGCCTCTTTTTTTGTTCTAAAAATACCATATAGCCCATCAAGGAATTTTTCATTTTCTATCCAACCAAAATCAAGTTTATTGTCTACGAATCCAGCGTAAGCGATTATTTTTATCTCTCTTTTTGTATATTTAATGTCAGCAACTTCCTCGTCTTTTAATTTTGATTTGTCTATTGGCTCGCCACAATTCAAACAATTAACATCATCTTCGTAGAAGTCCTCGCCACATTCGCATTGATAGGTTTTTATT